TGAAACGTGCAAGTCTACTTTTGAATGCGCTTGTGTCCTTACAGTTTCTGGGGAATGTGATCGAGCACGAGTACAACGAAGACGTTAAGGTCGTCTTCCATGGTCCGCCGGAGCTGTACGCTTCGTCGAGGCAAGACCTTATTGATGCTCGTGAAATAGTATTGGCGCTCGATTTTGTGCTGAACATCATCCACTACTTTGAGCAAAACAGAATTGATCGGGCCGAGGAATTCCGGCCACGCCTCACTGTGGATATGCGGCACGATCTTATCGGATATCTGCTGTCCGGAAACACTGAAGAAAAAGCCGTGTATTTGATCCTGAAGGCTCTGTATTTGAGGCATTCAACAGGCGGTTCCGCAAATTAAGACCGCGTGATCGGAAGAGGCGCAAGGTAAGCAACGGTTGCGCCGCTCGCTGGCGCAGGGCACCTATCGTACCACCCTACGTCTCTCTACGATCCCCGCCATTGGTGGTCATTCATTGGCAGTTCTAGGGTCTGACCCGCGACATCGCCTAGTTGACCGGCTTCGGTCCTGCGGTGGCTGTCAATCCCGATCGCCGGAGCGCGCATCCTCTAGCGACGCGGCAATCATGCGGGCCGCTCTCCTGGTTGTGGGAATTAAAGCGGCCCGCCTATAAGGCGTGCGTCGGTTACCCCTTGGGCTCGTGCCAACCGTGGCGTACAGCAGAAATGCATTCTCCGTACGCGGAGAGAATGTATGTTCTGTCTGCCTTAGACCAGCCAGGCTTGAGGTCGGACGCGTCTGCCGCAGACAGTGACTTCTTTTCTACAGCGGCAACTGCCTGCAATAGCTTGAAGGCGACTTCCTCGGGAGAGTTTTCGCCAATGTGCACGATATTCTTGTCGCTCATGTTTTCTCCTTTTCTGCCCAACGAAGAAGAAGTCCGCTATCGTCGAGTTGCAAGGGCACGCGTGGTTGTTGCGTTGATATGCACAACTTTCCAGCGCCTATCGTTGGCTCTTCGGCTGGAGTAATTACATGTCCAGGACCACAGAAGCGGCCACCTACCACCGCTGGTACGGCCTCAAGGCATGGCAAGACGCACGTCACGCGCAGCTATCGCGGCAGCCGCTATGTGGGCGCTGTCTTCAATCCGAGATCGTGACCGAGGCAACGGTCGTGAACCACCGCACGCCGCACCGCGGAGATTGGGGTCTGTTCGTTGACCCGAACAATCATGAGAGCGTGTGCCAGCCGCATCACGACGGCCTTATCCAACGCGAGGAGAAGCGTGGGCACGTTATCGGCTGCGACATGGACGGGCGACCGCTTGACCCACAACACCCCTGGAACAGGGGCGGAGGGGGTGGGTGACGAGCTCTGGACGTCCGGACGCCGTACCCGTGCCCCACCTCCGTTCGCACTGCGAGCAATTTTGAAGTAGGGGGATGTCGAGCATCCCCGTAGGGGATGAGCATGTCAGATGCGACTTTGCCCGAACCCGATTGGTCGGGTCTCTACCCAGATCCGGTCGATTCCGCAGAAGCCGCAAGCCACTGGGGCGCGGTAATGGCGGACCTGTCCGCCGCCGGCACTCTCGCGGACGCGAACGGGCACACCGTGAGGCGTCTCGTCGAATTCCGTGTGCAGTACGGGAAGGCCGCGAAACATGTCGCCGAGCATGGCGCGATCCTATCGGGAAAACGAGCCAAAGTCGGTCAATGGAACCCCTACTGGTCGGCTATGCAGCACGCGGATGCGCGTATCGTGATCCTTGAGGCGAAACTTGGACTGGACCCGCTGAGCCGCGGGAAGGCAACGAAGGTGGCTCGTGGCAAGAAGAAGAGTAGAGCGGCCGACGCATACCTCAAACCAGCTGACGGATGACCCAACGACGCAGTACGCCCAGGACGTAGTGTCTGGCAGGATCGTTGCTGGCGAGTATCAAATGGCAGCCGCCGAGCGGCACTTGAAGGATCTGAGGGACGGCCATGAGCGCGGCCTGCACTGGAGTGCGAAAGACGCTGCTCGCGCGATCGGCTTCTCGCCTGCTGTTCTTTCAATCACGGCCGGTGCAGCTGAGGGCAAGCCCTTCAACCTACTACCGTGGCAGGTTTTCTGCACTGGCAGCTTGTTCGGATGGCGCAAGGACAGCGGCCGGATGCGCTTTCGCTCCGCGTGGGTGGAGACCGGCAAGGGCCAGGCCAAATCGCCTTGGATGGCCGCAACCGGCCTGTATATGGGCGGATGGTATGGCGTTAAGCGCGCCGAGGTCTATTCGATCGGCCAAGATCGCGCGACTGCTAACGTCCTGTTCAAGGACGCCGTGGCCATGTGCCGCGCACCAATTCCCGGCGGTGAGGAGGACGAGGAGGATTCACTCGTTTCACGCGGTGACGTGATCATCCGCGGCGAGGGCGACAACGCTTGGAAAATCGAGTTTCCGGAGATTGGCGGGAAGTTCCAGTCGCTCGCGAACGGCCAAGCCATTAGCGGGCCTCGCCCCGTCATGGTTGCCGCCGATGAAATTCACGAGTTTCGGGACAATTCTTCGATCGAGACGTGGAAGCGCGCAATCGCGAAGATGCCCGGCGACGGACTGATGCTGCTGGGGACCAACACGCCTGCATCGACCCAAATCGTCGGCACCGAGTACAGCGAGTTCTACCAAAAGGTGGCGACCGGCGAAATTTCCGACGATGAAGCTTTCGCGTTCATCTGCCGCGTCGACAAAAAAGACCGCGACACGGTCTTCGAAAACGAGGCCGTTTGGAAAAAATCGCTCCCAGCTCTGGGCGTGACCTTCCCCATTGAGAACATCCGCGGCGAAGTCAACACCGCACGCGTGTTGCTGTCGACCGCGTTTTCGGTCAAGCGGCTATATTTCGGCATCCCGATTGGCGCAGCCGATTTCTGGATCGCAGAAGACGCGTGGGCGGCTGTCCAGGGGCGGGTTGACCCTGAGAAGCAACGTGGGCGCAAGTGCTGGCTATCGCTAGATCTGTCAGACAAAAACGATCTGACTGCTCTGACTGCAGTTTGGGCGGACGAGAAGAGCCATCTTTACGCGAAGACTTGGTACTGGACTACCAAGGACGGTCTTGCCGAACGCGCGCTCTCCGACAACGCCAAGTATGTCGAGTGGTCCCAGGATCCACTGGTTGATCTGGCCGCAGTGCCTGGCGCCGTCATCGACAAGACGTTCGTTGCAGCCGAGGTGAAGAAGCTCTGCTCAGAACAAAATGTTGAGTTTCTTGCGTTCGACCCGGCTGGCATGGCCGATTTCATTGCCGCATGTGAGCAGATCGGCTTTCCGGTTTGGAAATACGATGGCCCGGACAAACCTGAAGGGCAGGGGCTCAAGCTGGTCGCCCACGGTCAGGGCAAGCGCGTCGCGTTTGAAGAGCGAGCGCTTTGCATGCCGCGGGCTATCGAGCGCCTTGAGGATCGCATTCTAGAGAAGTCGATCACGATCGACGCATCGCCGGTCACCTACATGTGTGCCGGAAACGCCCTCGTCGACGCCGACGGCCAAGGCAATCGTGCGTTCGACAAGAAGCGCTCGCGTGGCCGTATCGACGGTCTCGTTACGATCGCGATGGCGACATGCGCGGCGGCCGACGGTCTGCCTGGTGCGGCGCCTCCGCAGACCTCCGCATGGGATGACCCCGACTTTTCATTGGCGCAATTGGGAGCCTTTTGATGTGGCCATTTAGGCAGAAAAACGCGCCGGAATCGCGCTCAAGTCCTGAAAACGAGAAGATTCCAGTTAGTGCGGAAAACTTCCTCGCCTACTTCGGCGTAGAGTCAGGAAGCCTGCCAAACGTCACGATCGACAGCGCTTTGCGTGTGCCGGCGGTTTGGGCTGCGGTTGCTTTCCTGTCGCGTACGCTCGCCGCCCTTCCGCGCCACGCGTACCGGGACAGCAAGGATGGCGCAAAGCGCGTCCGCGGCAAGCTCGAGATGGTAGTGAATGTCGCTCCCAACGACGCGCTTGGTTCGTTTGCATTCTGGCAATGGTTCTGGCAGCAGGTATTCACTGGCGGTCGCGGCCTTGCTTACATCGAGCGAACGCCGCAGGGCATCGACTCGCTTTGGCCTATGGATCCGGCAAAGACTACAATCAAACGTGTCGGTCTGAAGGTCACATACGAGTTTGAGGGCAAGACTTACGACGCAGCTGATGTCATTGACGTCCCGTTTATGAGGCGCAGTTGCGGGCTGAAGCACTACGGCCCAATCAACATGGCTTCGAAAGCCATCCAGCTTGCGCTGGCCATGAATGACTACGGCAGCAACTTCTTTGCCGGCGGTGGCGTCCCTCCGCTTGCCCTCGTTGGCCCGTTGCCACAGGGCGCGGATGCGCTGAAGCGCGCGCATGAGGATATCAAGCGAGCGATCGGCGCAGCGAAATCGAGCAGCAGCCAGATTTTCCCGATTCCGCCGGGGAACGAGCTAAAGCCGGTCGGCACGGATCCCGCCAAGGGGCAGATGGTCGAGGCCCGGCGATTCCAAGTGGAAGAGATCGCAAGATCATTTCAACTTCCTCCTGTATTTCTGCAGGATCTGACGCACGGCACAATGGCGAACACTGAACAGCAGAATCTCATGCTCGTTCAGCATCTCATCGGCCAGTGGGCAAAGGCGCTAGAGGATGAGCTGAACCTCAAGTTCTTCGGACGTGGCAGCGGAAACCGTTACATTTCGCACGTCCTCGATGGATTGATGCGCGGCGATTTCCTTTCGCGCATGGACGGGCTGGCAAAGGCCGTGCAGAACGCGCTGCTGACCCCCAATGAGGCAAGAGCACTAGAAAACCGTGAAGCGAAGCCGCACGGCGACGATCTGTTCTTGCAGGGCGCAACGGCACCACTGGGAACGGCCACCTACGGGCAGCAGAACGCTCCCGGCGCCGATCGCCCGCCAGCCAACGACAACAATCAGGACGAGGCGGAAGAAGCCGCATGACGGACATTGAAAAACGTGGCGGAGCTCTCGGCGTAGAGTTCCGCTCAGAATCCGACAAGCGGACGCTGACGGGCTACGCGGTTGTGTGGAACAGCGATACGACGATCGGCGACTACTTTGTTGAGCGGATCGCGCCAGGCGCATTCACCAAGGCACTGCGCGGCGACATCCTTGCGCTTGTGAATCACGACACTGGTCGCGTCGTTGGCAGGACGCGTAGTGGCACGCTACGCCTTGCTGAAGATAGCCATGGGTTGAAAGTTGACATCGACATTCCGGACACCACCGACGGCAACGACCTTTGGACGTTGGTTGAGCGCGGCGATGTCAGCGGCATGAGCTTCTCGTTCCGAGCTACGAAGCAGGAATGGGACGACGCCGGCGACCTTCCGCACCGCACTGTCATTGAGGCCGAGCTCTTTGAGGTCACGGCAACGCCTATTCCGGCATATCCCGACACAAGCCTGGCATTGCGCTCGTTGGAGGCCGCTCGCACTGAGGCGAGAACGGCTGAGTATCGCAAGGCCGAAAACAAAGCCGCCGCAGAGCGGCGCATCGCCGGCAAGAGAGCTGCGATGGAGCAAACATTTCGGGGCATAACGGCAGGACGCCACGCCTCGTAGTCACCCGGCCCGGCCGGAAGGCAGGACCGTCCTGCCATTCACCACAGCCCGTACGCTCTTGCGACGGGCTTTTTCTTTGCCCGAAAGGAAAATCATGTCCCTTACCGAACTGCAGGAAAAGCGCGGCCGTCTTATGACGCAGGCGCGCGAGGCGCTGAACGAAATCAACGCCAATACCGACGAAGCTCGCTCTGCTGAGCTCGAGGCTCGTCACGATTCCATCATGTCCGAGTTTGACGCCCTAGAGCGCAAGATCGAACGCGAAGAGCGCATGACTACTCTCGAGAAGCGCTTTGCTGATCGTCAGGCAGAAGAGCGCGCTAAAAAGCGCCCGAGCAACGGCGATGGCGAGGCTCGCGGCCAGGACGACGGAGATAAGGTCGAGTACCGCGAGGTCTTCTACAAGTTCCTCGCTGGCGGCGCCGACATTGGCGAGCTTTCCGCCGAAGAGCGTTCTGTTCTGAAGGCCGGCGTTCAGTCCGCGAAGGAATTCCGTACTCAGGTGACCACCTCTGGCGCCCCTGGCGGCTACACCGTGCCTGTCGAGCTCGCTGACATAATCGTCCGCTCGATGCTTGACTGGGGTCCGATGTACTCTGAGGACGTCGCTACCGTCATTTCTACGGCGAGCGGCAATCAGATCAATCTGCCCACGGTCGATGACACGGCCGTGACCGCAGTCAAGCACACCGAAGGCAACGCCCTCGGCGATACCGGCGCGAAAAACGTTACCTTCGGCCAGAAGCGGCTCGACGCGTACGTTTACGATACGGAGTTCGTGAAGTTCTCGATGGAACTGGCGCAGGATTCCATCTTCAACATGGAATCGCTGCTCGGCTCACTTCTCGGCGAGCGCCTTGGCCGTATTGCCAACCGTGAACTGACGATCGGCGACGGTACCGGCGACCCGAACGGCGTTGTCACTGCCTCGACGCTCGGCAAGACGGCCGCTGCGACTGCTGCGATCACGGCGGACGAGATCATAGACCTGCTGCACTCGGTCAACGCTGCCTACAGGCGCTCGCCGAAGGCTCGCTTTATGTTTGCCGACACGACGCTCGCCGCCATCAGAAAACTGAAGGACGGGCAGGGTAATTTTCTGTGGGCGATGGGGGACGTCACGACGGCTCAGCCTGGCACGCTGCTTGGCTACCGCTACAGCATCAACGACGACATGGCGTCGCTTGGCGCTGCTGCGAAGGTCATGCTGTTCGGGGACTTCTCGCGATATTTTGTCAGGAAGGTTGGCTCGCCGGTCATCGGGGTCCTCAGGGAGAGGTTCTGGCCGGATCTCGGCGTGGCGGGACTCATCCGGTTCGACGGAGAGTTGGGTGACGCCGCGTCGGTGAAGCACCTGATCACGGCTGCCGTCTAACTTGGATGGCGGGGCTTCGGCCCCGCCTCCTCCCAAGGAGCTCCCATGAAAATCAAGATGTTGGTCGGCCTTGCTGGCAATGAATATTCGCTCTCGCCCGGCGATGAGCGTGACTTTCCGCAGAATGAAGCTATTCGGCTGATCGACGCTGGATACGCATTGCCAGTTGCCAAGAAAGAGACAGAGCGCGCGGTAGCGCAGCCGACCGTTGAGCGGCGTACGAAGAAGGGCAAGCCGGATGTGGTATCCGCCGAAGGTAACGACGCCACCGACTGAGCCTATTACCGTCGCAGACGCCAAGCGCCAGAGCGTCGTCCTGCATGACGACGACAACGCACTTTTTGAGGCGCTGATTGCAGCGGCCCGAGACCACGTCGAACGATACTGTGGCTCGCCGTTGGCGACGCAGACAATCGAAGTGAAATGCGACAGCTTCTGCGACATGGCGCGTTTGCCGCTGGCTCCGGCGCAGTCGGTCACATCTATTTCCTACGTCGACACTGACGGCGCAACGCAGGCTCTGGCGACTAGCGTTTACGAAGAGCGGTTTGACGGCCTCGAGGCTGCGATCGTCACGAAGTACGGCCAGCATTGGCCGGCCATCCATCCAGGTTCTCGGATCATCCTAACTGCCGTTGTTGGCTACGCGGACCTGCCGGCGAGCATTAAACACGCGATGCTCCTTTGGATCGCTGACGCATACGAAAATCGCGAGAACGATGCTGCACCGGCTTGGTCTGCTTTCGACGCGCTTCTTTGCAATCACAGACGCGGCGCTTAAGGCCGCAGGAGACTTCAAATGGCCGATTTGGTCCTAGCTGCATCTGATATCATCGCGGGCCCGAATTCCGCGCAAGAACACGGCATGGCCGGCGAAACGATTACGGCCGGCAAGGCCGTCTACAAAAGCGCGACCACCAAAAAGTGGATGCTCGCCGACAGCAATACGGCAACTGCCGCCGCTCGCCAGGCAGGTGGGATCGCTCTTAACGGAGCATCGGATGGTCAACCTATCACCGTTCACAAGAGCGGCGACCTTACTGTGGGTGCCGTCCTGACCGCCGGCCAAGCAATATACCTTAGCGACACGCCAGGCGGCGTGTGTCCTCTCGCCGATGTCGGCGCCGGTGAATATGTCTGCCTTATCGGCCTCGCAAAGTCGACGACCGTCCTTGCTGTCGACATCCAGTTCCCGAACGTCGCGCTTTAATGTGGATGAGGTTTCTAGCTGATTACGACTGGAAACCTCGGCCGCCCGTAACGATCGCCTTTAAGGCTGACACCACCCGTAATGTGACGCGCGCTTGCGCAGCCGCAGCCATTGTGGCGGGCAAGGCACTTCCAACCGAAAGGCCGGCAGATGCCCGCAGGCAAACTTCGCTCGAGGCTACACTTCCAACAGCGCACCACAGGCGATGACGGTTACGGCGGAATTGTAGTTGGTGAATATTCAACAGTCTTCACTGATGCCGCCGAGATTATCCCGCGCATGGGCTCTGAGGCCGTTATGGGCGCACGCCTGCAAGGGCTGCAGCCCGTGACTATACGCGTGCGCTCGCATGTCGCTACGCGCGCCCTGGACGCTTCATGGCGAGCCGTGGATGCGCGTTCAGGTGCGATCTATGCCATCGTTTCTCCACCCATAAATGTGTCTCAGAAGAACGATTACATCGACATGCTGGCGACAATCGGCACGCAGGCAGACGCATGACGAAGATTATTGGGGTGGACAAGCTCAACAGGAAGTTGGCGCTTTTGCCGATCGTTGCGCGCAAGCGGATACGTGAGGCTATGCAGCAGGGCGCAAATGAAATCGTTGCCATGATGAAAAGTCTGGTGGCGGTTGATAGCGGTGATCTGAAAAACAGTATCGACTGGACGTGGGGTTCCGCGCCGAAAGGCGCCTTGACCATCGCAACTGTGCGCGGCCAAGGCATGCGAAACACTGGCAGCGAAAACACCATCACGATCTATGCCGGCAATGCGGATGCGTATTACGCCCGTTTCGTAGAATTCGGTACGGCAGCCCACACTGCTGGCGGCATGTTTGCGGGAGCGACGATCCCACCCATTGCGGCCTCGCCCTTCTTCTTTGTCTCGTTCAGAGCGAACCGTAAGCGCGTCAAGGGCCGCATTACTCGGGCAGTGAACAAAGCGGCCAGAGAAGTGGCGGCGGGAGGCGGCTAATGGATCCAATACATGAGCTACGCGCCGCGGTCATCACAAGGCTGAAAGCCGACGAGGGCGTAAAGTCGTTTGTCGTCTCGCGCGTCTACGACCGTCCACCGGGAGGCACCCTGACGCCTCCATACATCACGATGGGTCCGGCCGACGCCATTACGGACGATGCGGACTGTATCGACGGACTCGAGGTGACCATGCAAATCGATTGCTGGTCGTGGGGCTCGAATGAAGCATACGGCAGCGCCGAGGTAAGCAAGCTTTCTGGAGCAGTGCGAGCGGCCCTGCATGAGGCGGAGATTGCTCTGCAGACCAATGCGCTGGCGATCTTGCGTCACCGCATCACGCGATACCAGCGCGAAAGCGATGGCGTTACCAACCGAGCGATAATCAGCGTTACGGCGTTCGTGGAGATCACGTAGCCGCCATTCACCAATTACCACCACATCGCGGCCGCTCTGAGCGGCCTTTTTTATGGAGACCACAAAATGGCGGCACCAATCACTGCGCGCTTTGGCAAATTCCGTGTCCTGCTCGACCTGGCAGGAACTGGTACCTACACCGCACCTTGCGGGTTTACATCCAAGTCGCTTTCGCTCACCAAGTCGCTTTCCGAAGTTGCTCTTCCGGACTGCGAAGATCCCGACAAGCCCATTGTGTTGGGCCGCGACGTAGAGAGCATTTCCGCATCTGTTTCCGGCGAAGGCGTTCTTGCTGCATCCGCGGTTGAGACCTGGCTTGACGGGTACGAAAGCACCGAGTCCGTGGCGATCAAGATCGAGATCGAATTCTCGACTGGAACTGTTACCTGGACCGGCAAAATGCACGTCGAATCTCTGGAAATCGGCGCCGAGCAGGGCGGCCGCGTCACGCTCAACGTCTCGATGCAGTCCGACGGCGAGTTGGTCCGCACGGATACCTTCTAACAATGGCTCGCGACGCCAGGATTGAGCTCGACTTCGGAGACGGGACGTATTCGTTCCGTCTCGGCTGGGGAGAGCTCGCCACTCTGCAGGAGGAGTGCGACGCCGGCCCGTATATGATCCTGCACAGGCTGCACTCTCACCAGTGGCGTGTGCAGGACATCGCCAACGTCATCCGTCTTGGACTCGTTGGCGGCGGAATGCCTCCCGCCGATGCGCTTAAAAAGACTCGACAGTATGTCGAGCGCCGGCCTCCACTTGAAAATCACCCGATTGCCATTGCTGTTATCTCAGCTGGCCTGCTGGGGGCGCCAGAGGAGCCAGTGGGGGAGCGGGAAGCGCCAATTCCAGAAGCAGCGTAGACGATCTGCCTAACGGCAAGATCCGCTTCGCCTCGATCTATGGAGTTGGCGCAGCAATGGGCTTCACACCGCAGGAAGTGAACGCGATGTCCATGTGGCAGTTCGCGGCGGCGTTTGATGGGTATGTGAAGGCGAACGGCGGCGGCGAAGAGAAGATGTCCAACGCAGAGGCGGACGATCTTTGGAAATGGCTCCAGTCTAAGGATAAGTTCTAGGCCTCTGCTTGGCCGAGCTTTTTCCGCTGCAGCACTTGTTTGTACTTGCGGGGAACATACCCGAGGGTCCGGGCTCCACAACGAGGGCACCTATACGACCCGCCAGCAAACAAAGCTACTAGGATCCATATCGGGAGCCACAATCCCGCCGTCACTAGGCTTAGCACCAAGTGCAAGAGATGGTTGGGAGTCTGCCTCTCAGCCAACACCATCTCAATTTCTTCCTCACAGAACATGCGCTTTTTGTGCGTACCCATGCGACCTCACATAGGGCAAATATTTTATGGCCGCAACCGATCTTGAACGCCTCGTCGTCCAGTTGAGTGCTGACCTCAAGGGCTACCAGAATTCGCTTAGCAAGGCGCGCGGCATAACCAACCGCCAAATGGGGCAAATCCAGAGGCAGGCCGCATCTACCGGCAAGGCAATGACGGCCTCCCTGGTGCAGGCGGGAGCGGCCATCGCTGGTGCCTTCGTCTTTACGGATGTTATCCGCGGTCTTGGCAGTCTCTCAGAGGCGGCCACCCGCATTGACAACTCGCTGAAGGTAGCCGGTCTTTCCGGCGCTGAATTGGAAAAGGTTTATCAGGGCCTAGCGAAGGCCGCGGCAGACAAAGGCGCTCCGATCGAGACGCTGGCCTCTCTGTACGGCAAGGCGGCGCAGGCACAGAAAGAACTCGGCGTCACCAGCGCTGAATTGCTCAACTTTACCAACAACGTTGCCTTGGCGCTCCGCGTGGCGGGTACAGATGCGAAGGCCGCTAGCGGTGCCCTCTTGCAGTTGGGCCAGGCGCTAGGCAGCGGCAAGGTGCAGGCTGAGGAATTCAACTCCATCCTCGAAGGCGCGCCGACGATCGCCCAGGCAGCCGCGGCTGGCCTGAAGGAGGCCGGCGGATCGGTGTCGCAACTCAAACAGTTGGTTGTGGATGGCGCAATTTCCTCTGAGGCCTTCTTCCGCGCATTCGAGGCGGGATCTGTCATTCTTGAGCAGAAAGCCGCCAATGCCACTTTCACAATTGCGCAGGCCACCACGAATTTGTGGACCGCGCTGATTGACGTTACCCGCGAGTTCAACAACTCGACCGGCGCCAGCGAGAATTTCGCGCAAGGCATCAACAGCGCGGCCAACGCGATCAACAGTTTCGACGTCTCCGGCCTGATTCAGAAAATCAGGGACGCTGATGCAGCGTTCAAGGACTTCCTTGCCAATGATGGCACACTGAATGCCATTCTCGATACGCTGAATAAGCTATCTGGAACGACGGATGCAGCTGGCAACGTCATCAATATCGACAAAGAAAAAGCAGAAGACGACGTTACCGCGTTAGAACGTGAAGTCCAGCTTCTCCAGGAGAGAATCGCCCTAAACACGAAGCTTGGCTTCGACAACACCGAGGCTGTTGCTCGCCTTAACGAAGTTCTCGGCAAGCTCGCGGAGGTTCGCGCTGCGGCAGCTTCGATGCCTGACACCGTCGCCGGGTACGTCGTCGGCGAGAACGGCATCGAAGCTGTACCGGAATCTGCTTCGACTTCGCTTGGTGGACCCCGCACTCGTGGCGGTAAACGCAAGAAAAAGGCTGTTGCGCCGGTATCGATTTCCGATTTCAAGCCACCACCGAGTCGTGGAGGCGGCGGCGGTCGTAAGCGCGAAGGCGGAGGAGGCGGTGGTGGGGGCGGTGGAGCCGACGAGTTCCAACGCGAGACCGAGCAAATCAGAGAGCGCACCGAAGCCATCCAGGCTGAAACCGCCGCTCAGGCTGGCCTAAACCCTCTCGTCAACGACTTCGGGTATGCCGTTGAATTCGCTGCCGCAAAGCAGGATCTTCTGAACGCCGCAAAACAGGCGGGTCTGACGATCACGCCGGAACTTGAAGCCAGCATCAACTCTTTGGCCGAGGGCTACGCAAAGGCCGCGGCAGCGGCTGGACAACTCGAGGAGAGCCAGGATCAGGTTCGTCAAGCGGCAGACGACTTTAAGAGCTCGGCAAAGGACATCACTGGCGGCTTCATCTCGGATCTGCGCAACGGTAAGTCTGCGGCCGAAGCCCTAGCCAATGCGCTTGATAAGGTCGTCGACAAGCTGATCGACGTGGCACTGAACTCTGCATTCGGTCTTGGCGGAGGAGGCGGAGGAGGCGGCCTACTTGGCGGCCTTTTCTCGGTTTTCGGCTTTGCCAAGGGCGGCGTTGCTGCACACGGCAGGCCGCAGCCTCTGAAGCGTTTTGCTCGCGGCGGCATTTCCAGCAGCGCAGCGATTTTTGGCGAGGCGGGGCCGGAAGCGGCCGTACCTCTGCCTGATGGCCGAAGCATCCCTGTCAAATTCAAGGAGCCGGCGATTCCGAGAAGGGCTGCCGGCGGAGGACAAGCCGTCCACGTCACAGTCGGCGTGTCTGCGGACAACAACGGCAATCTTTTGCCGTTCGTCGAATCGGTGTCGCAAAAAACCGTGTCCTCCGCGGCGCCAAAAATCGTGTCTGCTGCAAATCAGCAGGTGGTTCCGACGATGGCGGCCCATCAGAAAAATAAGGCGGGTGCTGAATGGCGCTGATTATTGAATGGCCGCTCTGCGTCCTCCGCCCACAGTCCGCATCCGCCAACCTCGTGCCGTTTAGCAGGAGCGGGGGGCGAACGCTCGGCGGCATAGAGCCATCCACTCGGACGGACCTCGGTTTTTGGGCGATCGACTACCAGAACGTTGTCCTCCAGAACCGCAATCGCGACCAGTGGCAGACGTGGAACGCAATCCGCCAGAAACTAGGCGGTCGACCCGGCCTGATTGCGGTGCGCGTTCGCTCCAGCCTGTCGGCGCCTTACGTCTCCGGCAAATTCGAGCCGGTTATTGAGACTGACCACAGCGACGACAGCCCGTTTGACGACGACACGCCATACACGCAGGGCGCCATATCGGTCGTTACCGATGGCGTGACTGCGGTAGGCGCAACGTCGATCCGGCTGCGCATCATCAACGCCGACGCCAACCTCGTCGGCGTGCGCTTTTCGTATAACCACGCCCTGTACGAAACGGGGCCGGTTACTGCCGTGGATGGCGACATCTGGACAGTGCCGATTTCGCCTTCCGTGCGCGAGCTCATACCGGCAGGCGCCGATCTCGAGTTCGACCAGCCGACATGCCTTTGCCACCTGGCGGAGGACCGCGGCATGGATATCGATCAAAACGCCGTTGGAAAATTCTCGTTGCCGTCTGTCTCGTTTGTCGAGGCGGTGGATTATTGGAACCAGTAGGAGGGGCGCATGTACAAGGTTATTGACCTGCTCGAGGACAAGCACACCACTGTCGAAGCCACCCTGAACGAGTGGGCCGCGAAGGGGTACGAGCCTTTCCAATTGATACGGCGCGCCAACTATAGGTGGCGGCTGATCTTGAAGCGTGGGCCGGTAGTGAGCGTCGGGCCGGTAGTCGATGGCAATTAAATCACTGCGCATCCTCTGCGACGTCGTGTTGCCGGAGGAGACAATTCGCGTGTGGGATGGCACAGGCGGCACTTTCGTCGACGGCGACGGCAACTTCTATCGGCCGGCGCAGTTCACCGAAGACGCGCTGCAGTCGCTCGAGGCGGCCATCAACGGCGAGGCATACACGCTGGCGCTATCGCTGATATCCGTGAGCCGGTCTGCAGCGGATGATATCTGGGAATATGACGAAGCGGCCAGCGTGCAAGGCTCTCCGTTTATCGTGAAGTTGCAGATCCTAGACGAAGACGAGCAACCCAACGGTGATCCGATCGTTGTCTTTACCGGCGAAATCGACAATCTGGATGTTGCCGACGAGTCTACTGCGAACGGCATTACGTCGGTTGTCAATCTGGAAGTCACCAACCGCTTCACGCTGCGTACCGTCACCAACGGCGCGGTTCTTTCGGACGTCGACCAGCGGGCGCGGGCAGCTTTGCTCAATCCATCGGCGGCTGATGACGAGTTCTGCAAGCGCGTGCCGCTGATGCGGGATCAGACGATTAAATGGCCGAACTGGTAGGGGCCGATGAGCTCGCCGCTACTTGTGCCTTGGCGGGACTGGTCTAGGTTGTGGCCTCGGCGGTTCCGGTGGGCGAGGGCGGTCTGAAGGAGGGCGTCCAAAGTCACCAATGCGACCACCATCCTTCTTCTCGGTGGGCGGCTTCTCTGGATGGGCTGTTATGGGAACCAACATGCAAAAGTCTCTGGTTGATGTCCTGAAAAGCGCGGACCGCGCGCTGCTAATGGAGGTTCTACGTGAGGCTGAGTCAAGGCTGCAGTCGCAACTTTCCTCAGCATTAGCGGCAGACATGAGGGCCATCACTTTCCTTGGTTTCCTGGCCGCGGTTACGGTTGCAACATTTGGCGCCGGCATGGCTGCTATGGACAAGAGCTTTCCAATCGCTGTTATTGCGATCTTCACCGGGAGCGGGTTTGGGATCTCGTGCTTTTACGCTTTCGAAGCTGCAAGGCCCATCGATTTTCAGTTCGTTGGGAATGATCCGTCTTCGTGGCGAAGGGATATTGAGGCATCGATTGCGCTCGATGATGCTCTCGCCGAACAAATCGCGCACTACGATGAGATGTTGAAGGATAATCGTAAAGCGATGGAGGAGTCCGCTTCGCATCTCGAGCGGTCGGCCAATATTGCAAGAATAACTATGGGCATCGGCGCGTTCTTCGCAGTCATGCATCTATTCGGACTGCTGCCATTATAGGCGGCAAACCAGACCAACTCGCCGCCTTCCTCGCCGACAACAACGCTCGACCTTGGCGACCTGGAACGGTTGATTGCTGCATGGTGCTCGCAGACTGGGCGGGTTGGCTCGGCCATCCGGACCCCGCCGCACACCTTCGAGGCACGTACGACAGCGACGAGGGCTTCCGCGGCATCATAGCGGCTGCAGGCAGTGTTCCTGCGTTGGTGGCCACGTGTGTGCCTGCCAGCGGCAAGCGCATCCAGCACCCGCAGCGTGGCGCCATCGGCGTTATCGGCAGCCCATCAAACATTCATCGCCAGTTCGGCGCCATCCACGACGGCAGTGGATGGCTTGTGCGCATGCACGGCGGCTTCGGCCGCATGACGGCGAAAACTCTTGCGGCCTGGGAAATCCGGTAGCCGCGGACGCGGAGTTACCAATTTGCCAGGCATCATTGAGACCATTTCGCTGATCGTGTCTTCGCTGGCGACGACGACGGCCCTTGCCAACGCGCTCTACCTCGGCACGTCGGCGCTGCTTTACGGCGGCATCGCGGCTGGAGCTCTGGCACTGCAGGGCGCGTTCGCCTCTAAGCCTGCGGTGCCGAAGCCGGATGACGGCTCATACAACCTAAAACAGAGCGTGCCGTCTCTTGCCTACGTGCTCGGGCGCGTCAAGAAGGGCAGCGATTACGTTTTCCTTGAGGAGAAGTCGGGAACCGCCCACCACATCATGGTGTGGGCAGGCCACCGCATCCATCAGTTCGTGCAGCACTACCTGCACGACGACAAGGCAACGCTAAACGCGAGTGGCGGCGTTACTTCGCCAGGCCACTACGATAAGGACGGCGTCAGCTTCGTCCACATCAAGACGAAGGTCGGTCTGAACGCCGAAACGGCATACTCCGACGTCGTCACCGCGTTCCCGACAATCTGGGACAACAACTGCCGCGGCGATGGCCTCGCTTCCGTCTACATGACGTGCCGCACGGTCGACCAGAAGGAGTTTCTGGACGTTTACCCGAACCAGATGCCGGAGCATTCGGCGGTCGGCGATGGGGCATTGCTCTACGATCCGCGCAAGGACAGCACGCAAGGCGGCTCCGGGGCGCACCGCTACAATAACCCACTGACGTGGGAGTTCTCGAGCAATCTGGCACTTACGCGGCTTTGGCACCTCTGCCACCCGGTCGGCGGCAAGATGGCTTACGAGAACATGTATCTGCCTGATTGGGCCAATGCCGCGAACGTCTGCGACCAGAACGTCACGAACCGAAGTGGAGCAACGGAGAAGCGCTATCACGGCGGATTCTGGTTCCGCGCCAGCAATGATCCTATCGAAGTCGGTCGCATCATGGACGAGGCGGCAGAGCTCGTTGTCTACGAGCGAGCCGACGGCAAGATTGGCGTGCATGCCGGCGAATTCGTTGCGCCTGATGTGCGACTTACCGCGGAGAATGTTTTCAGCATCCGCGTCGACAAGAACAAGCGACGCGCAGCCACTGTGCTCGGTGTTCGCGGTCGCTACGTCAACACGGCGAAGGACTACATCACCGAGGACGCCGCGATATACGGCCAGCCGTATGCGGTCGTTGACGACACTACGGAGCGCACGCGGACCTTCGAGAACGCGGCAATCCAGAGCCACAACCACTGCCAGCGCAAGCAGAAACTGACGTTTGTCAGGGCGAATGCGCGCAAGGTGTCGGTTGTTGCCGATTATACGGCAGACGATGCTCGCAACATTCCGTATCGGCGCTTCGTGACGGTTCATTATCCGTCGCGGGGGCTGGCTGAGGCCGTTGTGGAGATCACGTCCAGCGTGACGATCGATCTGCGCAACATGCGCATTTCGTTCTCGGGCATCCTTGTCTCGGCGTCGCTTTACAGCTTCAACGCCGCAACCGAGGAAGGCGAGCCGGGTGAATCGGTCGAGCCGTTGCCCGATGAGGGCGTGCCGGAGCCTGTGGACTTCACGCCAACCATCCAGACGGAAGTTGTTTCGGGCGGCGCTACGGCGGCATTCATTAATGCGACGTGGGCATTTGTCGACGACACGCTGACGTATGAACTCGAATACGACCGCACCAGCGGTTCGACGGGCGTGCAGTCGGTGTTCTCGGTTGCCGGCGATACGCAGGTGCGCTCCGGCTATCTCGTCGATGGTGAGGAATACCGCGTCAGGCTGAGAGCATGGGGCGGCGGCACGAAGTCTGAGTGGACTGACTATGTGCTGTTGACAGCTACGGCCGATCCGGTTGCTCCGGGTCCGGTTACGGCAGTCAGCGTTACGCCGGGTGCTGGACAGGCGGAGTTCCAATGGACCGCGCCGAACTCGTCGAACTACTTCGCCTGCCGCATCTACATCAACACCGTCGACAACCTGGGAACGGCGACGCTTGCGGCAACCGAATACGGGCCGCCTAGCGCTACCGACCTGCGCGTCGTCACCTCACTAGCAGCCGGCACCTACTACGGCTGGCTTCGGTCGATCAACCCGTCTGGCATTGCCGGTACGGCGGTCGCGACTGGGGCGTACGTCGTGACTTAGCGGACGACGCGACCGCGCGTAGCAGCACCACTAACATTTCAGCTTTTGCAGCCCGCCCTCGCGCGGGCTTTTTCTTTACATGGAGAAGACATGGCGACCGCAGCAACCGTGTATCGCGATTACGAAACTGACGGCGTACCGGCCTCCGGCGCGCACAAGCCAAAGAAGTCTAGCATCCGCGAATTGCTGGTTGGCTACGAGACCATTATCAATGCGTTTCTCTCGAGCGGTGGACTTGTTTTCCCCGACAAGGCGGCAGCGGATGCGAGCCTTGGCTATCCCGCCTACACGATGGCTTGGGTTATCAAGGACGCCATCGTTGCCAACAACGGCATTTATCGCAAGGTCGGCGCTTCCGGTGCCGGCTCATGGTTGCGCCTTGCTGATCTAACATACTCTTTCATTATTGCGTCAGACGCAGGCGCGGGCACTGCCAATGCCATTCAGGCGACCACGTCTATTCCAGTCAGTTCTTCTGCGCTAGTCTGGATGAATGTATTTGAGGCAAACACGGCAAGCCCGGTCACCGTGTCGTTCAATGGCGGCACGGCTCTGACGATGAAGACAAACGGCGGTAACAATATCGCGGTCGGGGGCCTTGTCGCGGGCATGATCGTGATGGGCATTGTCGCCGGCGCAACGTTCAGGCTTATAAGTGACCAGTCGAGTGCGGCGTTACTTGCCCAAGTAGAGGCCGCGGCCACCCGTGCAGAGGCTGCCCAAGCGGCGGCAGAGGCTGCCGCGGCGAGTGTTGATCTGCCTCCGGTTGCGCCGAATCGCATGCTGGTGGACAACGCCGCTGGAACGGCCCGAGAAAGCAAAACGTTTGGCGAGATTGCCGATCTTCTCGATGTCAACCGATCCTTCGCATCCTTTGGTGCGGTTGGAGACGGATCGATATTAGACGATGCAGCTATTTCCTCGGCACTCACTTCCGGCAAAGTTATCGACGGGCGAGGCCTTGTTTATAAAGTCTCGGCCAAGCCCTCCAGCTTCCTGAACATCCGCAATGCGGCATTCAAAGTCGGGAACGTCATCTATCCCAGCCGTGAATACATGCGGACAGATACGGCGAAGATCACAAACGGTTTTCTCTATACCGCGTGGGCACAAGATAAGGCTTATAGGGTAGGTACCCAGCTGCGCGTTTGGGTGAACGAAAAGGAAAGCCACCCCGACGGCACAGGAAGAATCGCGCTTTACTTCTCCGACGATAAGGGCGCGACGTGGTCATTCGGCCAATATCTCAGCGCGAAAGCGACCGGCCAGACGCTATGGTCTGCGGGGTTTGACGGGACAGACGAGTATCTGTTTGTTCGCGTCCCCTCCGGCACGACTGATGTTCCTCCCTACACGTACACGATGTGGAAAAGGGCGCTAGGCGCAGCAGGATCGGAAAACTACAACGGCACCTGGACCAAAACGAACATCACATTCCCGGTGCCATCTGGCTTCACAGGGCAGCCGGTCATGGTCCACTCCTTCACAGTTGGGCATTCCAACTCGATCGTTGTCGGCGCGTCCTACGGGGAAGGCGCCGCGGTCATGCGTTCCACCGACGGCGGCGTAAACTGGACAGAAACGATCCTCGGAACGGGTTCGGATTTTGAGGAGCCTACGGTTCGGTATCACGCTACGAGCGGCCTCTATGTCGGCTTCATACGGAATGGCGGGTCCGGAGAGCCCCGTTACTGGCGGTCTACCGACAATCTCGCCACGGCCGGATATTTTTCGGCAGCAACGGGTTATTTCGGAGGTGGCGTCAATTCGGATAGCTGCGTGTCGTTTGACATTGACGAGGACGGCTACATCCACGCCACTACCGCTTATCGCAACGGTGTCATTGAAGACGAGGGTACCGACGAGCGGGTGAGCGCGTTCTATCTCCGCGGCCCCGTCACAAGTGGAAATTTCTGGACCGATGCAAACACTCAGGTGTTCAACATCGCCCAGTTGCCTCGCCGTGAGCAGGGTGGGGCGTCGGCTCTTAGCCAAGGCTCGGTCATCGTAGATGAAGACAGGGTCCACCTTTTCTACGGCATGGAGGAAAGAACAGGTGTTACCGGTGGGCTGGGTAAAGGCAACCGGGTAGCGAATATCTACCAAACGGTCATATATCGCGACGACCGCGGCACAATGTTCGACGACCGGGCGGACATGGCGGTCAACCGCGCTGGTCATAACCAACTCCGGAAGCTTGCCGGGATAGATGCCTTTGTTCTGCCCTTCAACGACGCGAGCAATTGGGGGCCGACGATTGTTAGTGGGCGCCCGAACTATGCTCGGCACACATCGACCCTCACGATCGCGAGCGGGGTTCTCACGCTGACTGGCACGCGTGCCGGCCTGTACGTGATCGACACCGAAGGCGCCGCGGCAGCGGATGATCTTGACACGATTACCGACGCTGACGCGTTCGACGGCGACACCATCGTACTAAAGACCTCCTCGTCGAATAGGGATGTGACAATCAAGAACGGAACCGGGAACATCAACGCTGGAGCCGATCGGGTGCTGAACAGCGGCAGCGATCAGATCATGCTGATGTATTTCGGGGGCACTTGGTATGCATTCCCGTATGCGGATAACACGTAAGGTCACGGCGCTATACCGCAGCAGGCAACCAGGGCTTGCGTTTCTTTGTGCGGCTGACTAACAGAGCTATTGTCTGTGAATTCGAACGCTCAGACGCCGGGCCTCTTCTTTCGTCGAGAGAGAAGGGGCCTTTTTCCTGGCCGGTGCCTTAGAACCACCGATCGCTCGTCTTCCCTTTCAGCATCGCAACCGCATCGGCCTCGATGGCTGCGACAGAGATCTTCGTATTCCGCCAGCAGCTCTTCGCGGCACGGGACCTCCTTTTCGGAGCTCGTCGACCATCAGTGCAGTGGCCTCATAGACTCGGCAAAGGCTCTGAAACGCGAGACTGTGGGCGCAGGGATTTTGTCGCGATAACGGGGCACGGCAAGCCTGAGGCGCGCTCGACCTACCCTGATCAGCGGTATTCCTGAGTTCGTTTGGGCATCGATCAAATCGGATTCGTCCGGGTGCCCGGCGTCAATTTCACTATTTTCCATTGGCAGGCCTCTTCAGCGGCGGCCCAATGCCGGGCGATCAAGCTCATCTGCCTTTATCACAAGCAACCAGGAGACGATTATGGGTCGGGAAACACTTCCCGTCGCCCTCGAAACTCCCGGTAGGGGATTAGGCTCCGCCTTGTCCCCGCTCATCCACCACAGGAAACCAATATGGCCATCACGACCACGGCACCGCGTGGGCGCTCGTTCAATGAGCGTCCATCAAACGAAATCGAAGCAGCCATCGCTGCATGGAACGATGAGGAAGTCGCGAAGGAAATCGCGAGCTTCCGGTCAGATTCGCCGCGGCGCCTCTATGTTGAGTGGTTCCCTCTTGCCATGAACGAGGCTACTCGACGCGGAATCCCGATCAATCTTGGTCTTTGAGTTTGGGATTGAAGGAATCCGCGGATTTATACTCTCCTTGCATTTCACTCACCACAGCCTGCAAGTTCAGGTTAGCGAGCCGGGGATCCAAAGTGTACCGAGGGTTGTCGACGAAGAGAGTTTTGGCCTTGGCTTCGATGTCGCCAAAGGGTGCGTTCGCCAATAATCCAGCTGAACGTAGTATCTCAGTGTGGAAGGCGCCCCTGATCATGTCCTGATTTGCCAGGCGTACGAGCACCATGTGCCAAAAGCCGACTTGCTCGTGGCTGCGGGCATTCTCGATGTTCCGTATCTGCTCCTCGAGCGATTCTATTCTCTTCAATGCTCTCTCAAGGGCGATTTCAATATTGCTCATCCGAATCTCCATTTCTCTCGATGAGTGAATCAGACCATCAACCAAAAGTCGAGCCGCACCAGTAGCTGCGCTTCTGCGCGCGACTGCGCTCGCGCGAGGAAACCATGACGATAAGATCTACCTCTGAACGTGGGCGCGCCTTTATGCGTGCCCACGAAGGAAATCCGCTGACCTGTTATCTGGATCCTGTCGGCATTCCCACGATCGGCACTGGCTTTACGATGCGGTCTACTGCCGTGCGCGCGGCTCTTAAGCGGTTGGGAATTATCAAACTGGTACCCGGCAAGACGAAGATTACGGCCGCGCAGTCCGACGCCATTTTCGCAGCTGTGCTTGCTGATGAATTCGAGCCTGCAGTCGTTGCATCGTCTCCAAAGAGTCGTAAGCAGCATGAGATGGACGCTGCGGTAAGCGCAATCTACAACCTCGGCGCCGGCGCGATGCAGTGGACGTGGGCCGACCTTTGGCGCGCAGGCGACATTAAAGGCGCGGCAGCCTATCTCGGTAGCCACTACAACACGGCCAAGGGCAAGAAGCTGCCAGGGCTCGTGCGCCGCCGCAAGGAAGAGGCTGATCTGTTCCTCAACGGTCGCTACGCCACAGGCAACGCCGTAAAAGAAGCCACGCCGAAGCCGCCGCGCAAGCCTGATGCGGTCGTCAAGGAGGCGCAGGAAATCCTCACCAGCAAGGGCTTCAATCCCGGCGCTATTGACGGCTGGATGGGCGAGAAGACGCGCGACGCCATTATCGCATACCAGAAGGCGCACCCGCACCTTGAGGCGGATGGCATTCTTGGACCCGCAACGTTGTCGCAGCTACGGCGCGATGCAAAAGCGCTACGCGATGCAGCGACCAAGGGCGCGGGCTCTGCGGTTGGCTCTGGCGCCTTGGCGTTCATGGCGGGGCTACCATGGGGCTGGATTGCCGCAGGCGCGCTCCTGCTCGCGCTTGGCTACGTGGCTTATCGCTATCGCGATGTTATCTGCCGCCGCTGGAATACGTGGCGCGGCAAGGAGGCAAGGGTATGAATACGAATTACGGCATAGACGCCAATCTCCTGCCGCTACTGCGCCATGCGCTGCAGCTTGCGGCGGGGATCCTGATTTACAAGGGCGCGATCGACGAAGCAGGCGCTGAACTGCTTATCGGCGGCATTACAAGCCTTGCTACGGCCGCGTGGATGTATTTCACCAAGCCCAAGGCAGCCCCCTGATGTGGCTCCTTGCCATTTTCAAGTGGGCCACAGGCGGCCCGCTTAGCCGCGTGCTGTCGTCCATTGAGAAGTCGATTGACAACGAGACGGAGCGCCAGCGCATCACGGCCAATGTGGTCGAGCGCGCCATCATCGCCGACGCAGAAAATCGCGCAGCGTCAATGCAGTCGCGCGTGTTCTGGTTTGTGTGGGCTCTGTTCGCGGTTCCTGTTGGTTTCTGGCTTGGCGCCGTATGCGTTGACAGCGTTCTGCTGTTCTCCGGCAGCATCTCCGACTTGCCGCCCTCCGTGAAGCCGTATGCGACGCAGATCATCACGTCGATCTTCGGCTCCGGCGCGGGCGTTGCTGGCGTGCAGGCCATCGCAGCAGCCATCAGGGGGCGCAGATGACCCCTGAAGAATTAATGAAGGCAGTTCTCTTCTTCCTTACAGTGGCCGGCGCCGGGTGGGGAATCTGGTGGAAGATCGACAGCCGCGTTAAGGAAGGCGAGAAAGCCACAGAGGGGCGCGTGAAGGCGGCCGAAGAGAAGGCAGAGCGGGTGGCGGAGGACTTGGCTAGCTTTAAACTGCGTGCCGCCGAGACCTATGCAACGAAGGCCGGCATGGAAGCCCAGACGGCACAGATAATGCGCGCCATCGAGGGCGTCGGCAGTCGAATAGATGCGATCAGTGAGCGGCTAGACAGAGTTTTCGAACAACGATCAAGCCGCTCCACCAGAACATAAAAATGCTGCGCTAACCTACCTAGGCCCGCTACCTTAACCGGTGGCGGGCCTTTTTTATGCCCACCGTTCTCGGCAGCTATTTCCCAATGTAGAGCCCGGCGGCGACCTCCACTGCCGCAAGGATGGTCGTTGGCGAAACGATTTTGTAAACTACTGATGAAAACCGCTGGCGATTAATCATAGGCTCAAGCCGATGAAGGCAGTTTTCCCGTTCCTGTACTAACTCGACTTGATCAGAAATTTCATCGAAGCGACTATTCTGGACGACAGTTCTTACGCAATCCATAGTTTTTGAGAACACAGAAGTCAGTTCGTCGTCATTGCTGATGTTGTCAATCTTAACCAGAACCTTTGTGCTTGAGTGCACTGAAGGGAAGAAAACAAACGCCGGCATGTCGGCATACGGAACGCCTAGACTATCTGCGATAGTAAAGGACTCGTTGCGATCGAAGGGGCGGGATTTGAGGAGGTCGCCCAAGTGTGGCTTTATCTTCGCGTGTTTCCAGTATGGATCTTCCCACTTGGTAGGCTGGTCCAAAAGGCAAAGCAAACAACGATAACCGGACATGGCGTCGATCGCATTCCAATTTTCTCGGATGTAATTTGAGAGCTTGCGATGCATGTCTGAGTAGAGCATCCAGCACGTCAGCCCCCGGTATGAATCAATAACGCTGGATTGCTCGAAGAAGTCCTTTGGTGATATAATAGGGTTCATGCGCGTCTCCCCTCTATTTTAGGGCCGACATTTACTCGCCCTTTAGGCGAGCTTCTAGCCAGCGATGAAGGGTATCATTGAAAAGCAAAAATTGCTGACAGAGGTGCGATCTCTATCCCCTGAATGTTCGCCGGACCGCGCGAGCTCCGTTGCCATTCGAAAGGCATTGTTGAAGATCCGCATTGACTCGCGCAGGTTATCGGCGGCTTCACGTTGTTCTTCTGTAACTGTTACTGTCATAGCTCGGTTATTCCGCGCACCGTCCGCGACGTCAATGGCGCCTGGCCGATTGGTCCGGCTTTCCAATCGGGCTGATGCTCAGAGCAGAACCAGTTCGGCTCCCCGCGGCCGACCGCAAAGCCAAAGCTGCCCCATTTCTTGCAGCCAGGGTGCTCGCAGTAGTGGACATATGGACCGGCCTCGATGTGCGGCTTTGAGCCCAGTTCGTCACTCATGTCGATCGCCTCCTCGGCCGGCGCCAAACTGCTGCTCGAATGCCTGTTCCCAATTCGGATGGCAGGAGGCGCTGACGTGTTTCAGGGGCTCGAAATGATATCGCGCTAGCAGTGCGGCCGAGATTATCCGCG